TATTTTTAAGTGTGTACATTTTCTTACTATACTACAGTACAATGTGGTTCATGGAATTACCAGAACCTAACCTAGAGCAATCAGGACTTATATCAGTAATTGTAGGTGCCGGTGCTGCTTGGTTTGGTTTATATGCCGGAACCAGTAAAGGAAAAACCGACCACTAGAGGTTCATCATGGCAGTAGAAATTAGCAGACGGGATGTAGTTTCCGAACAGCTATTAGAGTTACAATCTGAGACAAGGTTTCTTAAATTACCAGTAGACCCATATTTGGAGCTACTCGGCGTAACGCCACTTGCTAGTCAGGTGGCGATTATCAACGCGATTAATAATCCGAAGTACCGTTTTGTATGTGCGGCAGTTTCGAGAAGACAGGGTAAAACCTATATCGCAAATATAATCGGGCAACTGGTATCATTGGTTCCCAACTCTAACATACTCATAATGTCTCCCAACTATGCCTTGTCTCAGATTTCTTTTGATTTACAGAGAAATCTGATTAAACATTTTGATTTAGAAGTTGCAAAAGACAATGCAAAAGATAAAGTAATAGAGTTAACGAATGGGTCGACTATACGTATGGGAAGTGTTAATCAAGTTGATAGTTGTGTTGGGCGGAGTTACGATCTTATCATCTTTGACGAGGCCGCTTTGGCTGATGGAAGAGACGCCTTCAATGTTGCCCTTCGACCGACGCTCGATAAAGATAACTCAAAAGCCATCTTCATAAGTACACCAAGGGGGAAGAACAATTGGTTTGCAGATTTTTTTCACAGAGGTTTTTCCGATGAATTCTCGGAGTGGGCGTCTATTAAAGCTACTTATAAGGATAATCCGCGTATGTCTGAAAGCGATATTGCGGAAGCTCGAAAATCAATGTCCGAGGCCGAGTTTAGACAAGAATATGAAGCTGACTTTAATACTTATGAAGGTCAAATCTGGAACTTTAACTACGAGGACTGTACCGGGAACTTCGAAGAGATTGACACGTCCAAGATGGATGTCTTTGCAGGATTGGATGTGGGTTACAGAGATCCTACGGCCTTTTGTGTAATTGCTTATGACTGGGACGAAGAGAAGTTCTACTTAGTGGATGAGTATTTAGATGCTGAGCAAACTACAGAAAAGCATGCTCAGGAAATCAGTCGAATGATTGATAAGTGGGATATAGACTATATTTATATTGATTCCGCCGCACAGCAGACCCGTTTCGACTTCGCTCAGAACTACGATATTACTACTATTAACGCGAAGAAATCAGTTTTAGATGGTATCGCACAGGTAGCAAGTATAGTTGATAATGATAAATTAGTTGTTGAACAAACATGTAAACAAACACTTTCAGCGTTAGATCAATACCAGTGGGACCCCAATCCAAATCTAATGAGAGAGAAACCGAAACACAATTATGCATCGCACATGGCCGATGCGTTAAGGTATGCATTATACTCATTTGAGACTTCAGCAGTAAGTTTTTAGGACACCTACTCAAAAATAATGTTTGACATAGTATCCCAAACTAGATATAATTCTCTTACTGAAAAATTAGAAAAATCCGAAACCCGATGGCCGAACTGAAACGTGATATAGTAAAATATATACGAGACAAAGCGAAGAATAAGTACGAGAAAGGTTCGGAGTGTTATATTTGTGGAGTAATGACTCAGCTTGATTTTCACCATTACTACACTTTGGCACCCTTAGTCCACAGATGGATTAAGAAAAATAACTTAGATCCAAAGTATATTCTCGCAATAAGAGAAGATTTTATAGAGCAACATCACGACGAACTTTATGTACATACTGTTACTCTATGTCATCGTCATCACCGACAACTTCATAAAGTATACGGCAGAGACCCCGGCTTAGGAACAGTTAAAAAACAAAAGCGTTGGGTAGAGATTCAAAGAGATAAAAATGGCATGGTATGATAGATTTTTAGGAAGGCAAGACGAAGAAAAACTCAACCCTTCCCAGCCTCTTATGGGAGGCGGTATTCAAACCACTAGAGAACCTACTGTCAGTTATGAGAGACAGTATGAAGAACTAGAAATTGTCAACCGTGCCGTAAATATGATAGTTGATGACACAGCAGAAATTCCTGCAACAATTCAAGGATCAGCACGACACAACGGAGTTATAAAAGGCATTAAGAGAGCCAAGGTTGATACATTACTTAATTATGAACCCAATCTCTTTCAAGATATTAATACGTTTAAAAGAAACCTAGTCACGGATTTCATTTTAGACGGAAACATTTTTATTTACTTTGACGGGGTACATTTATACCATCTACCCTCAAGTAAAATGTCAATACATTCAAGTAGTGATACGTATGTTGAAAAGTATACTTTTTCAAACGACATAGATTATTCTCCACGTGAGATAATACATATAAAAGAAAATTCCTTTTTCTCTATTTATAGAGGAGTTCCCCGATTAAGCCCCGCTCTTAGAACTATGCAGCTAATGGCAAATATGCGAAAGTTTCAAGATAATTTCTTTAAGAATGGGGCTGTCCCAGGGTTGGTTTTAAAAAGCCCTAATACTTTATCGGAAAAGATCAAGGAAAGAATGATTCAATCTTGGCAAGTGAGATATAAGCCGGATGCAGGTGGCAGACGACCATTAGTTTTAGATGGTGGAATAGAAATAGATCAGATATCAAACGTTAATTTTAAAGATATGGATTTCCAAAGCGCAATATCAGAAAACGAAAAAATAATATTGAAGGCGCTAGGCGTACCTCCAATCATGTTAGACTCAGGTAATAATGCCAATATACGACCAAACATGAGATTATATTACTTAGAGACTATACTACCTATAGTTAGAAAAATTAACTTTGGCTTTGAAAGATTTTTTGGATTTAGTATAAAAGAAGATGTTACTAATATTCCAGCGTTACAACCAGAATTACGAGATCAATCCATGTATTATACCTCTCTAGTAAATGGTGGTATTATAAGTGTTAACGAGGCTAGAGAGCAGTTAGGATTTGAACCTATGGATGGACAAGACGATGTACGAGTTCCAGCTAACATTGCTGGAAGTGCAGCAAACCCAGATGAAGGCGGGAGACCCGTCGAAGAAGAGGAAGAAGAAGAATAATGGCAGGATCATCTAAACAAAAGAAGCAAATGGCCGTAACAATGGCAATGTATTTTGCAGAAAAAGGGTATTTAGTTACTCCAAAAGAATTTTCAAGTGACCCGCTTAGACCCCCTATGCTAAAGATTGCAACAGTTAAAAAAATCTTTAATTCATGGTCTATTATGGTTGCTTATACCAAATCGTTTTGTCCCGAGCTTATGAGGGGGCTAACTGATGTAAGGCCTAAAGAAGATACGGTTGACCCGTTGAAAGAATTACAGGCAAAGACCGCAGACGCGGAAAATGAGGGGGATGATGGAGAAGATATTTAATCTCACCTCTACTTTTAAGTCTCATACTGATGAGGATGGAAGTGTTAAAATCAGAGGTATGGCTAGCACAGCAGAGTTTGATCGCGCGGGCGATTCTATCTCAGCTGATGCGTGGACTAAAGGTGGATTGAAAAATTTTGAAAAGAATCCCATAATTCTTTTTAATCATGACTACAATAGACCCATTGGAAGAGCGACTGCTTTAAAAGCAACTGCTACGGGTCTAGAAATGGAGGCTAAAATCAGTAAAGCAGCCAAAGATGTAGTAGAGTTAGTTAAAGACGGTGTTCTTGGAGCCTTTTCTGTTGGTTTCCGAGTCAAGGACGCTGATTACTTAGAGGAAACCGACGGATTAAGAATAAAGGACGCTGAATTGTTCGAGGTATCGGTAGTATCTGTACCGTGTAACCAGACAGCTACTTTTTCACTGGCGAAATCATTTAACTCTATGGATGAGTACGATGATTTCAAAAAAACTTTCACTAATAGTGACGGGGCGCAAGTCCAAAAGGAGATAACGATGTCTGAAGAGACACAACAACCCGTTGACTTGGAAGCTTTTGCTAAAAAAGTAGCTGAGGAAACTGCT